CACTTACTCAAGCGTTGAGCAAAACAACATCGCCTTTGTGACTCACACACTTCGCCCAATCGTGCAGAAGCTAGAGTCAGCGTTCACACCTTTGATGGCAGCAGAGCCAGGTGGAGCCACAGCCTTCATCAAGTTCACACTCGATGGCCTACTTCGCGGAGATGCTGCAACACGCTTCTCGGCTTACTCAACAGGACTGCAAGCTGGATACCTAACCATCAACGACATCCGCAGACTTGAGGATCTACCACCGGTTGCAGGTGGCGAGATTATCCGAGTGCCACTAGCGAATGTCAACATTGACGCAGCCGAGCTAGTCGCGACAGACAAGCGAGTCGGCATGGCTCAGAAGCTAGTCAACTCAGGATTCGACCCAGCCGATGTGCTATCGGTTATGGGCCTACCTGCTATCCAACACACAGGCCTACCAACAGTCCAACTACAAGGAATCGCACAGGTCAACCCAGAGGACCCAGAAGCCGCTTACGAGGTCAAGTAATGATAAACCCAGCAACTTACAACATCACCGCTTACCAGGGTGCAACTTATGACCTAAACATGACTTGGAAAATCGCTGGCACAGCAGTAAACCTAACTGGCTACACCGCTGCAATGCAGGTAAGAGAAAACGCCGATGCTAGTGCAACAATCCTAAGTTTGACAAACGGCTCAGGCATAACCCTTGGTGGAACTGCTGGCACAATCGCCATCGCTGTGTCAGCCAACACAATGGGCTCTGCTATCGCTGGCAACTATGTTTATGACCTTGAACTAAACTCTGGCAGTCAGGTGACAAGACTTATTCAGGGATTATTCGCTATCCAGGCTGAGGTCACTAGGTAATGTCCCAAGTCACACTGGAACTAACTGAAACCAGCACAAGCATCGAGGTTGATGAAACCAACGCTGCTGTCAATGTGACTGAAACCTTTACAACGCTAGATCTAGGCAACGCCGGTCCACAGGGTGCAACAGGGGCAGGTGTTGCTGTTGGGGGAACTACTGGGCAGATTCTTTCCAAGATAGATGACACAAACTACAACACACACTGGATAGACAACTTTGCAAGTCAGCTCAAGCATGAGGTAAAGCTTGGCGAGGCTATCTCTAAAGGTCAGGCAGTTTATGTGAGCTCTGCCAGTGGCACAAACATGATTGTGTCAAAAGCTGACAACACAACCGAAGCAGCCTCAAGCAAAGTAATGGGCTTGTTAGAAACTGGTGGCTCAACTAACGCTCTAGTCAAGGTTGTCACAGAAGGTCTTTTGGCTGGACTAAACACAAACGCTGCAACAGCCGGAGATGCTGTTTGGCTAGGAACTGCTGGCAATCTAATCTACGGATTGGCTAATAAGCCGGTAGCCCCAGCCCACTTGGTTTACATCGGTGTGGTGACTCGCAAAAATGCAAACAATGGTGAAATCTTTATCCAACCTCAGAATGGCTTTGAGCTAAAGGAGATTCACGATGTCTTGATTAGCAATCCTCAAAATGGTGATGTGCTCAAATACAACTCATCACTCGGACTATGGCAGAACGGACAACCATAATGCCCTACTTTATCTCAGACCAGACCGATTGCCCTGAGTGGGCAGTAGTCAAAGAGGATGGCGTTGTCATCACTTGCCAGCCAACCAAACAGGATGCCATAGATCAGATGGTTGCTTTGTCAATCGCTGAGGAGATCGAGCCAGGTGGCGAGCTAAGAGAACTACCAGACAACTACAGACCAGCTCTAGCCGAGGATGTGCCAGAGGGGAGAGCTTGTGGCAACTGTTTCTTCTTCAATGAGGAAAGAATCAACGAGGCTGGCGATAAAGCTTGGTGCGAGCGTTGGGATGAGTTTGTAGATGGTGGCTTCTACTGCAACGCTTGGGAGCCAGATGAAGATAACGATGATGATGAAGATGACGACATGGGTGAGATTAGGGCTATAAACCAAGATGCCCCTGCCTACATGAGAGCAGCAGCTCGGCGTGGACTTGAGTATTACGCAGAAGGTCTCGCTGGCGATGGTGTCACACCTGGCACTATCCGCGAGGCCCGAGCTATGGCAGAAGGCACAGTCAGCGATGACAAGTGGATAAGAATTGCTGCTTGGATTGCTCGACACCTTGTTGACCTAGACAGCCCAGATGCCAACCCCAACTCAGACAACTACCCATCAGCCGGTGTTGTTGCTCACTTGCTTTGGGGATCAGGTCCATCTAAGCGAGCTGCACAGAGGACCAAAGACTACGCTGATTCGGTTGTTGCTAGAATCAGAGCAGAGGAAACTACCAGGATGACTAAACAAAACAAGTGGCTAGATGTCGCGAGAGCGATTGCCCTAAAGATTGACGGCCCACAGGCTAAACAGCCAGAGGTCAGAACTAACAGCGTTGAGTTCGAGGTCAGGGCTGAGGGCGATGGTATGAGCTTCACAGGCTACGCCTCAGTATTCAACAGCCCTTCTGAGGATCTAGGTGGCTTCATCGAGTATGTTGCCCCAGGTGCTTTTAGGCGTTCCCTACAATCTCGCAACGAGGTAAAGCTTCTCTGGAACCATGACGCAGGTGAGCCACTTGCATCCCTTCGCGGTGGCACTATGCAACTTGTCGAGGATGAGCGAGGCCTAAAGGTCACAGCACAGCTTCCCAACACAACCCGAGGCAGAGATGTTGCCGAGCTACTTAGGACTAAAGTTATAGACTCCATGAGCTTTGGCTTCAATGTCATCAAGGATTCATGGTCAGCAGATGGGAAAACAAGAACCTTGGAATCAGTCAGATTGTTCGAGGCAAGCATCGTATCGTTTGCTGCCTACCCTGCTACCACCGCGACTGTTAGATCTACTGACCAGGCGATTGACCCAGACAGACTTGCCGATGCACTGCTAAGGCTAGAGTCGGGCGATGACCTTGATGAGGCTCAGGCAACTCTAATCACCGATGTTGTTGGCAAGCTAAAGGCACAGCCAGAATCAGAAGATGTTGCAGACAACGGCCTTGACTTGCTAGACCTAAAGAAAAAGCAGTTTGACCTACTACTGAAAAGGATCTAACCATGGCAACTCAAGATGAAATCAAGTCAGCTATACTAAAGGCTGCTGGCAACCCTTCAGCCGGTGCTGTTGCTGAGATAGCAGATGAGCTTGCAAAAGCAGTCTGGGAACTTGACAACAAGAACTCAAATAACCCAGCCAAAGAAGCACGGGTTATTGACGCAAAAGAAACTCGCTAACTAGTTTCTTTCCCCAGCTCGGCCCCCTTCCTGAGCTGGGGTTTTTTTGTGCCTATAAACTTGTGAGTAGCAGTTGAGTGTAAGCACCGCTGTGTCTGTTGAGTGTCAGCACCGCAGGAAACCCTAATCAACTAACTAACAGGAGAATCATGTCTGACTTTATCAAGTCACAAATGGATGCTCGCAACAACCTCATCGCTCAGGCGAGAGAAGTCCTAGACTTCGCTGAGGCTGAAAAGCGTGGCCTATCCGCAGAAGAAAACCAGAAGATTGCTCGTATCGAAGCTGACATCGACTCAGCCGACACAGCTATCTCAACTGCTCGTTCAATCGCAGACCGCGAAGCTCGTGCAGCCGAGGCATCCGCTTCATTCGCACCATCAACCAACGCACCAGCTAACAGCGATGCAGACATCCTACGCTCAATCGCTATGGGTGAATTGCGTGGACACGACTTCGTTCGCGAAGCTCGTACCCTTGTGCCAAGTGCAAATACGGTTGGGGCAAGTTTCTACGACCAGGTATTCCAGATTGCCCAGCTAGTTGGCCCAATGCTAACTGTGTCTGAGGTATTCAACACCACCTCTGGCGAGAACCTAGTTATCCCAACTGTCACCGCAACTTCAACCTCTGGTTCAGTTGCAGCAGCAGGAACCATCTCTGAGAGCAACCCAACATTCTCATCCATCACCCTTGGTGCTGAGAAGTATGGTGCTCTAGTGCAGGTTGCACAGGAGCTAGTCACCGATGCTGGATTCGACATCACAAGCTACATCGCACAGCAGCTTGGAACCTCACTTGGCCTAAAGGTCAACGATGTTCTAACCACAAAGCTATCCGCTGCTGCTGGATCAGTAGTTCGCGGAACCGCTACTAACTTCGCTGCTTCATACGAGGACTTGATTGACCTTGTATACGGCATCGCTGATGGTGCTCGTGTTCTACCTGGACTTGGTTTCCAGATGAGCAAGACCGGTATCGCTGCTGCTCGTAAGCTAAAG